TTAATCCCCCGTGGACACTGCGTGGACACTTACGCCACCTTTCAGCGGATTAAGGGCCACCGCATCCTGCAGGTAATCCGGTGCAAAATGCGCATATGCCATTGTTTGCTGAATGGTTGCGTGACCAAGAATCTTCTGAAGCGCAATAATGTTTCCTCCGTTCATCACAAAATGGCTGGCGAACGTATGCCGCAGCACATGTGCAGCCTGGCCTTTTGGTAAATCGGGCTTAACTCTTTTCAGCGCCAGGCAGAATTCCCGGTACTTCACCTCAAACAAGCCGCCTGTTTCTCTGGTTTTGATCGCCTCACAAACTGCCTGCGAAATTGGCACTGTTCTCTTCCGGCCATTTTTGGTTTCAAGAAACGTTACACGGTTATGAACTATCTGTTCACCACGAAGCTTACAAGCTTCACTCCAGCGCGCCCCTGTGCTTAAACACAAAAGCGCAACACGCCAGTAGTCGCCCTCCAGTGTATCGAGCAATAGCGCCACTTCCTTCTGTGACAGGAACGCCATTTCTCGTGGAGATACATAAAGAATAGAAATTCCCCTTACTGGATGTTCTGCATCCCAAAGACCTATTTTTTTCAGCACGGTAAACATTCCGGATAACCGATTCATGTACCTGTTAGCAGATGACGGTTTCAATCCTTCAGCTATCTTTTGAGAACGCCACGCGATAATTTTCAGCTTATCAAGATCCACAGCCTGCATATCAGCGCCAAGCTCATTGATTATGTTGCGCAGTTGTTTTCGGTCTTCTTCCGCCTTACGCCTGTGCTGGCCGTGATACATCCACCACAACTCAAGCAAATCATTTAGCGTTCGACGATCACGGTAGCCCTGTATATATTCCCGCTTTTCAGCGTTCGCCATGATGTAGCGTTCAGTGGCCACCGCTACCGATTTTTTGTCAAATACCTTACGCACGCGCTTTCCCTTGCGTCCGTTCGGCCTGATGTCCAGCAAATAACGACCATCTTCGAGCTTCTTAATAGACATTACGAAGCCCTCCAATGAACCGCTCTACAATTTCTCCAGCTTCTTTCCAGCAATAATCAGACCAGACAAAAAGCAGGTCTAACCAGTTTTCTGGCCTCAGCGGGATAATTTTTGGATTGTTTCGGTTGAAACGCGATCTCCCTCCGAATTGCAGGAACCATCAAGAGAGAGAGCCGGAGAAATTTGCCCGACCTCCGGCATCGTTTCATCTGTTGATAACCAATAAGCATACTTCTTAAATTTAGGGTGTTTCGTAACCTTAAGTAAGGCACCCTCTGTTACTTGCTTCCCCCTCACCTCATAGTTAGTTACCGTCCCATAAGGCAGCCCAACACAATCCGCAAACTCCTGGCGGGTCATACCTTCTGCTTCACGAATCAGGCGAAATTTTTCACCCATGCTTGACAAAGATGCCATATCGGGCATATCCTCCATCGAAACATGCCACATCGGGCACAAACATAAAAACACTCAAATAAGCCGATATAAGCCATTTTGAGCCATTCGAACGAATTAGGGAGATTACCACAATGAGCGAATCAGAGCTTGGGGGGTTCATTCAGGTAGCACCATATCCACTTGAAGCGGTGCCATATCAACTATTCGCCAAGATGATCGGCCGCAAGGAATCCACAGTCAGAACCATGATTGACGCAGCAAAGCTACCGACAATTGACTTTGTGAAACCAGGTTCAGTAAAGACGCGTGCATCAGAAAACTGGGTATATCTGCCAGCATTTAACGAAGGCATGCGCAAAGCGTTTTTTGAGCAACCGAAAGAACGCCGCGACGCATGGTTGTTGTGGCTGGGACTTTAGTCATAAATGACCAGCCATATCATCAGCGCCATTCTGACCCTTGTTTTTATTGAGATAGGCGTAATAGCGATCTATTTGTTTCGCAAGTTAACGGGACATGAAGAACGCTTTATTGAACTCAGCATTGAATATATCGCCGCTTATACCAAAGGACTTTTCCCGGCAGCTATTGGGGCGATGTTTATAGCGTTTGTTATCTGGTTTATCGGGTGAGAAACCTGACAACCCACAACTACTGCAATGAGGGTAATTATGTGTGGCATGGACAAATTGGACCTTATGTTAATTGTAATACTATCAATTAACTTCGGTTACCTCTTAAGCGGCGCAATTCTCATGTGCGGAGGCAAACGAAAATGAACCAGCAGTCCGCAAAACGTGAAAACAATGCGATGCGATTTAATCGCAAATATTTTGAGTTCGGCCTCTATGCCGGAATAATTAAATCTGTACAGAGTCTTTAACATGAAACAGCAACGTAATTCACGCTTTCGCAATGGTGCAGAACGCCACGCTAACCGTTTTGCTACCAGTGCATCACGCAGCAACATCCGCTACAGCCTGAGTGATACACACGCAACGCCGGATGGCTACCCAGTAAAACAAATCGGCGAGCATGCCTGGCTGATTGAGAAAGCTGGAATCGTGATCCACAAATGCCCACGCAATCCGTTTACCGGAAACCGCATTTTTGCTCTAAGCAGTGGCGACAATCAGTTCGGGCAGGATTTCACATTATACGAAGCACTTCGCACGGTTGATCGTCTGCTTCGCGGGCAAAGTTTTATTAAACAGGCTGATTTATAACAGGTGCTTTATGACCAAAGACCATGCACAAGGTGTATTTATCCGTTTTATTGATTTTCGCGGTGAACTGTTATTACGTGCATCCGCTATTGACGGAGTGACTCCGGCGGGTAAAAACGGAGCCGACGAAGCCACTTACGTTTATCTGAACGGCACGCGACTGCTTGTGGAACTTCCGTACCAGACCGTACGAGAAATCATTAGCGAAGCTGAAAAGGCACGCCAGGTTAATGGCGATGAACCCTATATCGAAATTATTTGTATGGATTCAGAAGCTGAAATACAGAAAGCAGATTAAAGGGCGTTGTGATGGGCAAAGAATATAAAACTCTCATTAACAAAGCACTTGAGCGTTTTTATTTTCGCTTAAGTGCATCAGGCGCTCATGCTGAACGTGCGGCCCGTGACTCATTGACCAGAGCAATCCGAAGTCTGTATGACGTGGCTTTTTACGCTGATGATCTGGATGCACTTAACGAACTTTCCGAGCTGATCTGTGCCGCAGAATGCGGGGAACATATTGAACCGTATAAGTTGGGGAATATCGCATGAGTATATTTATCTCATGGCTTGTTCTGATTATTTCGGTGGCCTGCGCTATTGGGATTATGCGAATTATTCATTCAATAAAAAAGATTGAACGCTTTTTCACTGGCGAATAACAGAGCAAATAAAACCACAGATTAAATAAGAAAATGTAAAAACAATCCGCATTCGCGGAGGTATTCGCACACGCCAAGGAGGCGTAATGGCAATTAAGCATTTTCCTGTCGTTCGTTTTACCTCCAGAGGGCGTGAATACGAAGTCGACGAACGCCTGATTACCACAATCGACAAACACCGTTCAGAAAAGGATGCACATCACATCTATCTCACTGACGGCACTTACTTCTGCGCCACGAATGTGGTGCGGGTGAACCTTATCCGACAGGTACAGGAGTCACGCAGATGACCATTCTGGACTATATCGCCGCCAACCCGAACGCAGGTGTGAAACGCGAGATTGCAACCCTTTCCCGCGCCCTGAAAAAAGCCGATTCCGCAGCCGAACCAGAAGACGCCAGCGCACAGCAGGCGCAGGACGAAAGCAGCAAAAGTAAAAAGACAACGCGGAAGCCTGCAACACGAAAAACCACCGCGACGCAGAAGGCGAAGCGCGGTTAACGACTGACCCCGTCAGCGGGCGGCGTGCGCGGTGTTCCGGTTTGACTCCGTGACCGTTTACACCGCGCACCCACCGCCCGATTTTTTTCAGGAGTGAACCCCATGAGTATGGTTGCCAGAACTGAACCAGGACCCGCAGAGGACGACATCACCGATAAAGGAGAAGGACGAATGAGCAACACATTTAAATTCAGCAGCCGAAGCGAAAATAATTTGCAGGGCGTAAATCCTGATCTGGTGAAAGTGACCCGACGGGCACTGGAAATCTCGGAAGTGGATTTTGGTATCACCGAAGGGTTGCGCAGCCGTTACCGCCAGAAGCAACTTGTGGCCACAGGTAAGAGCCAGACCATGAACAGCCGCCACCTTACGGGGCATGCCGTGGATGTTGTGGCTTATATCGGCAGCCAGGTGTCATGGGAATGGCCGCTGTACGAAAAAATCGCAGCAGCATTCAGACAGGCCAGCCGGGAACTGAATATTCCGGTGGAATGGGGCGGCGACTGGAAGACCCTGAAAGACGGACCGCATTTTCAGTTACCACACGGAGCCTATCCGGCATGAAGCTCTGGCCCACGCTGGGTGTCGCTTTCCTTCTGATTGCCGGATGGGGAACATCCATGCGTCTGTCGTGGTCGCTGGGCCGGGAGAACGCCAGAAACGAAGCGCAGGCCAGCACCCTGAAAAGTACCGCCGACACCCTGAATATCATCAGCGCCGGGGTACAGGATATGCAGCAGGTGCTGGCGCAACTCCGCGTGGAAAATCAGCAACGCAATCAGGACGGAGAGGTAAGACGTGAACAGCTACGCAACGATATTGCAAAAGATGAATGCGCCCACGCTTTGCCTGACGCTCGTTTTACTGACAGGCTGCGCAGGCACGCAGAACGCGCCACTGCCAGCGCCGTCAGTCCGGCTTATACCGCAGACGCTGACCATACCGGTAACGCCTCCCCCCTTCCCTGACACTCCCACATGGGGAAATCTCGGTATATGGGGCGACCGCCTTCTGGATGCACTGGAAACCTGTAACGCGGATAAACGGGCCATTGAATTACTGGAACAGCGCAGGCTGCAACGACTGAACAACGAGGATAACAACCATGCTGAAAACTGATTCCCTGCGTGAAGCCATGACCCGTTCATGCCGATGGTGTCAGGCCAACCCGGAAAAATTCACCATTTTCGTGGAGAGCGGCAACATTGAAACGACAGGAGAAACCCCATCGTTTGTTTACCGCTATCAGATGGTGATGTTTGTCATGGATTACGCCGGGGAGCTGGACGACCTCACGCTGCCGCTGCTGGCGTGGTTATCCGAAAATCAGCCACAGTTGTTGCTCAACCCTGAGCGTAATCAGGACATCAAATTCTCCGCCGTTATCAATGACGATGACAGCGCCGATCTCCTGTTTACGCTCCCCCTGCGGGAACGCGTTCGCATCACGCGCAGCAGTCAGGGCACACCGCAGGCAGAACACCTGCCGGAGCCAAAACCCCGCCTGCCCTCTTCCGAAGGCGACTGGTCGCATGTATTCCAGGATGTGACGTGGGGTGAAAGCGATGGATAAGGCATTCACCCGCGTGGATGAAACCTTTGAGGCCATCCGCGACAGCCTGAATCAGCAGGCCATCAATAACATCGCCAGAAAGCTGGCACAGGATTTACGCCGCGCCCAGCAGGCGCGTATCCGGTCACAGAAAGCGCCGGACGGGACCGCGTGGACACCACGCAGACGCCGCGTAACCCGGATACAGGAACGCATTCGCTTTATCTGGAATAACGAAGCACGCACGCTGAAAAACTGGCATCACGACACGGGGAAATACGGGCGAACCATCACCGGGTGGGATGAGGATAAAAACAATATCCGTACGTTTTACCGGGATGACATCGACCGTTTTCTGGAAATACGCACCCGGCGCATCAACCAGGACAGCACAAAGCGCGTCCCCATGTTCGTAAAACTGCGCACCGCCCGCTACCTGAAAGCCCGTGCAGATGCTTCCGGTGTGACGGTGGGTTACAGCGGCGTGGCCGCACGTATTGCACGCGTTCATCAGTTCGGTGAGCGCGATCAGGTTGCGCCGGGCATTTTCACCGATTACCCGGTACGTGAGCTGCTGGGTATCAGCCAGGCAGATGAGCGCCTGATTTATAACACGGTGCTGGGCCGGATTGCGGAGGCTGTACGGTGAGCGCAGAACTCATGCGACTGCTGAGCAATATCATCCGTACCGGGATCATCTCTGAAGTTGATGAGAAGTCCTGGCGCGTGCGCGTTCGCAGCGGCGGACTGGAAACAGGCTGGCTGCGCTGGAACACCACGCGCGCGGGAGCCTTCAATGTGTGGCTGCCGCCATCACCCGGCGAACAGGTGGTAATTGCCTGCATTGGCGGCAACCCGGAAACCGCCATGATAATTGGCAGCCTGTGGAGTGATGCCAGTCCGGCCCCCGGCAAAAGCCTGAAAGAAATCGTGGTCAGCGCGCCGGACGGCGCGGTGTTCCGCTACGACGCGGACGCAGGCGCGCTGAGCGCCAGCGGCATGAAAACAGCCAGCCTGCAGGCATCCGTCAGCGTGACACTGGACGCGCCCGTCGTGGAATGCACAGACCTTCTGAGAACAGCGACGCTTGACGTCACAAAAGGGGGAAAGATGAGCGGCAATATCACGCACAGCGGCGGCGATTTCACCTCAAACGGCATCACAGTGCATACGCATAAACACGGTGGCGTGAAAGGCGGCAGTGATTCGACAGGAGGCCCGCAGTGACAACCCGCTACACAGGAATGAATCCGGACGGGACGGGAAACCTGAACGATACGGAGCACCTGAAACAGTCAGTCAGGGACATCCTGACCACCCCGCTGGCAAGCCGGGTTATGCGACGGGAATATGGCAGCCTTGTGCCTGATTTGATTGACGAACCCATGAATAACACCACGCGTCTGCAATGCATGAGTGCTGCCGTGATTGCACTGACGCGATGGGAACCCCGCATTGCCCTGGACGCTATCGACGTTGTCTGGAAAGCGGGAGGCCGCGCCGGGGTGACGCTGTCGGGTACAGTCATGCAGACCATGCAGAATGTTGAATTAACCATCACACTGAGGGAGTAAATCATGCCTGCCGTTGACCTTTCCCAGTTACCAGAACCCGCCATCATCGCGGAGCCTGATTTTGAGGCAATTCTGGCTGACACAAAGGCCATGATGATTGCAGCTTATCCCGCCGAACAGCGTGAAGTCGTTTCCGCCGCGCTGGAGCTGGAATCGGAACCCCTGAACGTTATCGCCCAGACAACAGCGTTTCGTGAAATGCTGTTACGCCAGCGGGTCAATGAGGGTGCACGCGCCTGCATGTTAAGCCACAGCGCCGGAACAGACCTGGACAACCTCGCGGGCAATATGAACACAAAGCGCCTGGTTATCACTCCGGCAACGGATACCACCGACGCGGTGATGGAGAGCGACACCTCGCTGAGACTGCGGGCGCAGCGGGCGTACGACGGCCTGAGTGTTGCTGGCCCGTCAGGTGCATACGAGTATTTTGCCCGCAGCGCCAGCGGTCTGGTGCGTGATGCGCGGGCTATCAGTCCGTCTCCGGCAAATGTGACGGTTTCCATCCTGTCTACTGAAGGCGACGGCACAGCAACGGAGGCGTTGCTTAATACCGTTCGCGCCGTTCTGAATGCAGAGGATACCCGCCCGGTGGCCGACCGCCTGACCGTACAGAGTGCCAGAATCGTGACATGGCGGCTGAATGCAAAACTGTACTTTTACCCCGGCCCGGAATCCGAACCTATTCTGGCCGCGGCGGAATCGTCGTTCAGGAAGTGGCTGGCTGAGCAGGGGCTTATCGGTCAGGACGTGGCGTTGTCCGCCATTGCTGCCGCACTGCATGTACACGGTGTGCAACGCGTGGAGATAATCGAACCCACACAGAATATGGCCATCAGCGACATACAGGCGGCGCGCTGTGAGTCATTTACCATCAGCGAAGGTGGGCGCAATGAGTAATTCACTGTTACCGCCATCAGCCAGCAGTTTCATGCGTTGTGCCGAAGCCGTCGGAACGCGCATTACAGACATTCCGGTAGACCTCAACACGCTGTGGTCGCCGGACACATGCCCGGTGCATCTGCTGCCTTATCTCGCCTGGGCATTTTCCGTTGACCGCTGGGACCGCAACTGGCCGGAGGAAACAAAGCGCCAGGTGATTCGCGATGCGTGGCTGATACACCGACACAAGGGGACCATCAGCGCACTGCGAAGAGCCGTGGAGCCTCTCGGCTACCTGATTGAAGTAAAGGAGTGGTGGCAACTCAACGAGGAGCCGGGAACATTTCGCATTGTTGTCGGAGTACTTGATCAGGGCATCCCCATAATGCCAATGGTGCGTGGATACGCTGGTCAGATGGTGCAATAG